TCCGACTACGACAACTCCGATCCGATCGGCGTCATCAAGGACGTGCTCGATTCCACCCTGGTCTTCCGTCCGAACCAGGTGACGATGGGCCATCGCGACTGGTCGATCCTCTCCTCGCATCCCAAGCTGATCAACGCGGTGAAGGGCGGGCTGACGACCGAGGGCATGATCACCCGCCAGCAGTTCGCCGATCTCTTCGAGCTGAAGAAGGTGCTGGTCGGCGAGGCCTACATGGACGCCGCCAGCTTCGGCCAGGCCGCCGACATCCAGCGCGTCTGGGGCGGCAACATGGTCTTCCAGTTCATCAATCCGTCGGCCGACGTGAATGCCGGCACGATCACCCACGGCTTCACCGCCACCTACGGCACCAAGATCTCCGGCTCGATGCCCGATCCGAATGTCGGCCTCGAGGGCGGCGAGACGGTGCGCTCCGGCGAGCGGATCAAGGAACTGATCGTCGCGCCCGGCGTGAGCTTCCTCCTCCAGGACGTCGTCGCTCCGGCGTAATCCGCCGGCCCTGAACCGGTGCCTGGCGGAACGTCGCCGGCGCTGAGGCAAGTTTCGAAAAGGCTTTGAACGATGGCGAAAGACACCCCCAAGACCAGGACGGACGATCTTCGGGCGTCCACCTCGACGAGCACGGGACAGCTTCCGACCACGGCGGCCGTGCCGCCGGTCGGCCCTGCAGCCGACGGAGGCACGCTGCCGGCAGACGGCGCGGCCATGAAGGTCACGACCGAGACGGCCACCCGTCCGGTTATCGAGACCGTACAGACCTCGACGACGCCGTCGGGCGAACCGCGGTCGGCCGAGATCGAGCCGCAGATGCCGCGCTCGGCGGCCTTCCGGTCCCGAGCGGCTGGATCTGTCTTCGATCCCGCTTTCCCCGCCAGCGGACGCTCCACCTATGCCGGCACGCTGCCGGCACGGGAACGGGTGCTGGCGAGCGGCGAGCGCATCACGATCACCGCCGTCGCGCCGGACACCGAGACGCGCGAGTTCACCGCGACGATTCGGATCCTGAAATCGAAGGTGCTCTACGAGCCCGGCGCCCTGGTGCCGCTGACCCGGCGGGACTTCGAGGCCAAGCGCTCCCGCAGTTCGGTCCTGGAGCGGTCCTTCGAGGACGGCCTCGAGGCATCTGCCGGCTAATCGTCGTCGGAACGGTGGGGCTCGTCCCGCCGACGATCGGCGCGGCCCGAAATCCCAGGGCCGCGCCACTTCAATACCAGCGGGCCCCGGCGTCCGTCGGAATGACCTGCCTCGACCGTCTGACGGCGAGGCGGCCTCCGAGGACGTAGGCCCCGAGCGGACCAACAGGCCGAAGCGAGCGCCTGCCGCACCCCCTTCGAGGTCCGGGGCTCGGAGGATCATCAATCTGGAGCCCCGACGTGACCGCCCCCGACACTGCCACCAAAGTCCGTAGCATCATCGCCCGCCGTCTCACCGTGGAAGCGGACAAGGTGACTGCTGGCGCCAACCTTGTTGAGACCCTCGGAGCCGACAGTCTCGACATCGTCGAGTTGGCGATTGCGCTTGAGGACGAATTCGGCGTCGAGCTCGACGATGAGACCGTCGAGCACGTCGCGACGGTCGACGATGTCGTCAAGGCTGTCGAGGCGGCGGTGGCGAGGCGCACGTCATGAGTGCCTGTTTCCGCCTCATGGCCGTCTTCGGCGCGCTTCTGACCGCCGCCGCGCTCACCTACGGACTGGCTGCCTTGGGCGAGCCGAGCAGCGTCTGGCTGTGGCAGCTGGCGGGGGCACTGTGATGGCGGACTTCGCGACGAAACAGGACCTCATCGTCCGCTTCGGCGAAGAGGAGCTGATCCAGCGCACCGATCGCGTGAACCGGCCGCGCACCACGGTCGACGACACCGTCGTCTCGCAGGCGCTTTCCGACGCCTCGGCGGTCGCCTCCGGCTATGTCTCGAAGGTCTACGAGCTGCCGTTCAGCGCGGTTCCACCAGCGCTCACGAAGGCGGTGTGCGACATCGCTCGCTTCTATCTGTGGGGCAATTCCGCTGGAAAGGACGGGGAAGTCGAACGCAATTTCGAGATCGCCCGCTCTTGGCTGAAGGACGTGTCCCGCGGCCTTGTCCAGCTCGACGTCGAGGGTGAGCCGCCGGCACAGCCTGAAGGCGGCACGGTGCGCGTGGTCGCGCCGGAGCGGCGGTTCACGCGCGACAGCTTGAGGAACATGTGATGGCGGTCGACGGCATCCGGATCGTCGTCGACGACGCAGCTGTCCTCGCGGCGCTGTCGCGGCTCGAGGAGCGCGATCGTCGCGCGGCGTTGGCGACGATCGGCGAGAAGATCGTCTCGGCGACCCACCAGCGGTTCCAGGACGAGACCGGTCCGGACGGCAAGCGCTGGCAGCGGCTCTCGCCTCGCACCGCCAACAAGCGCTCGGGCGCGGGTCGGCGTGGCTACAACCACATCCTCCGAGTCAGCGGCGCCCTCTCGGGCGATATCAGCTGGGAAGCCGACAGAGAGAAAGTCGTCGTCGGCACGAACATCGACTACGCCGCGATCCAGCAGTTGGGCGGGACGATCGAGAAGCCGGCGCGCCGGCAGACGATCTACCAGCGCTACGACGCCAAATCCGGCACGCTCAACCAGCGCTTCGTCAAGCCGGCGCGCTCGAACTTCATGCGCGATGTCGATGTGAAGGCTCACACCATCACCATCCCGGCGCGGCCCTATCTCGGCATCTCCGACGAGGACCGGACGGACATCCTCGAAATCATCGCCAACCAGGAGCGGGCGGCGCTCCAGGAGCGCGGCCGATGATCGTGACCGAGATCAAGGATCGCCTGGTCGAGCGCTGCGGTAGTGCTTTCGGCATGATCGGCGACGCGCTCGACTTGGCCGCCGTGAGGGAGCAGCCCTTGGCCTCGCCGGCCTTGTTCGTCGTGCCGCTGCGCGAAGTCAGCGCCGGGAACAGTCGCATGACCGGCGTCCTGCAGCGCTCCGAAATCGATTTCGGCGTCGTCATCATCGTCGACAACATCTCCGACACGACGGGCGCCGCCGCCGGGCAGGATCTCGAAGTGCTGAAGACGGCCGTGCGCGCAGCCCTCATCGGCTGGCAGCCGGCAAGTGCCGAGGACATCATCACCCACGTCTCGGGTGAGCTGACGGGAAGCCGCGAAGGCACCGTCTGGTGGGAAGAGGTCTTCGCCGCCGCAACCTATCTCGAAGACGAGGAGAGCTGACATGCCGGTGAGGCAAGGCGGACGGACGATCCGCGACCCGAGGACGGGGAAGGAAAAGCGCGAGGGCGGCACCCTTCAGGATCGCACCGAGGGCGAGATCCCGAAGGACCATCCGGCGGCTGCGCGGATCGCCGAGATCAAGCGCGACCAGGACGCCGCGAGCCAGGCCGAAACGGACCCGGTCGAGCCGTCAAAGGTCGAGACCGGCAAGACGGCCGGGACCAAGATGAAGGACTGACCCATGGCCACTCGCAAATATCGCAAGCTCGCGATCCTCGCCAAGATCGAAACGACCTACGGCACCGATGCCGTGCCGACCGGCGCCGCCAACGCGATGCTGATGACCGACGTCGCTTTCACGCCGATGGAGGGCCAGGAGGTCAATCGGGACCTCCTGCTGCCGTATCTCGGTCATCAGGGCGTCGAGCTGACCGGGCTTTATGCCCGGCTGCAGGGATCGGTGGAGATCGCCGGCGCCGGTACCGCCGGGACGGCGCCCGCCTATGGGCCGCTGCTTCGCGCTTGCGGGATGGCCGAAGACGAAGAGGCCGGTGTCTCCGTCAGCTATCTGCCGGTCTCCGCGAGCGAGGAGGCCGCGTCGATCTACTTCAACGCCGACGGCGTCCGGCACGTCCTTCTCGGCGTGCGGGGCAACTGGTCGACCACCCAAACGCCGAACCAGATCCCGCGCTTTCGGTTCGACCTGATGGGCCTGCTCGGCACCATTACCGACCAGGTACTGCCGACGGTCGACCACACGGCATTTGTCCGGCCGAAAATCGTCAACAAGGCGAACACGGTCATGTCGCTGTTCAGCTGGGTGGCGATCGCCGAGAGCATCTCGCTCGACTTCGGCAACCAGGTCGAGGCGCGCTTCCTGATCGGCGCGGAATCGATGGAGATCACCGATCGGAAGTCGACCGGCACCGCTGTCGTCGAGGCGAAGAACCTGGCGACCAAGGACTGGTTCGCCATCGCCCAGGCTCGGACCCGGGGCGCGCTGTCCGTCACTCACGGCACGACGGCCGGTAACATCGTCGAATTCGCCGCGCCGCAGGTCGAGAGCGGCCGCCCGACGCAAGGCCAGACCCAGGGCATCCTCAACTACTCGATCCCGCTGATGCTTTGCCACGACACCGGCGACGACGAGCTGTCGATCATCGTCCGCTAAGGCCGCGCCACCGATCGCCAGCCAAGGGAGAATGCAATGGTCGTTCTGACCAAAGAACAAGCGGCCGCCTTGGAGGCGTTTTTAGAGGCCTTCGACCTCTACACGACGGGCGCATGGGCCCCTGTCGAAAGCGGCATGCGCGAGGACTTCGACATCGAGGATCCCGAGGCTGCCATCGAAGACGCCAGGCGCGCCCTTCGGGGCGAGCCTTCTTAATCCCCGCTTCAAACGCCCTTCGAAGGACCATCGCACATGGCGAATTTCCGTCTCGTCGAGACCTATCTCTACTGGTGGCCGGTCACGGTCCACATTCCCGATCCGACCAATGCCGGCCAGACGATCGAGCAGACCTTCGAGATGCAGTTCGAGGCCATGCCGATCGAGGAGGCCGAAAAGCTCGACCGCGACTTCATGGAGCTGAAGACGGCCGAGGAGCGGTCGACCCACGAGCACGATCTCCTGAAGCGCGTCTCCAAGAACTGGCGGGGCGTCGAGGCCGCCGGCGGCGGCGACGAACCCTTCACCTCCGAGGCTTTCGAAAAGGCCATCCGCTTCCCCTGGTTCCGCATCGCGACCTATCGCGCCTATGCGCGCTCGATCTCCGGCGAGGCGCGGGCGGGAAACTGACGGCGGCGGCCCGAGCGGCCGCCTTTGCAAGAGAAGGTCGTGCTGATCCGACCCGAGCGGCTCGGATAGACGCGGACGATCAGCAGGCCTTCGCAGCTCTCGGTGTGAGCGTCGCAGTCGAAAACGAGGAAGAAGAAACAGACGATGTTGCGGTGTGGTCGATCAACTGGCGGACCGTGGAGGCGTTTCTCGCCAGCACGACCTGCTGGCGCGAGGTCCCGACCATGACCCGCATGATACCGACCGGCCTGATCTACACCGATGTCGAGGTCATGCTGCGGCTTCGTGGCTTTGACGACGTCGCCTTCGCCGACCTGCAGCTGATGGAGAGCGCCGCGCTCGCCGCCTTCGCCGAGGTGGCCGACTGATGGTCCAGCCGCTGCAGTTCTCCATGATCATGACGCTCGACGCCAAGGGCGTCGGGCAAGGCGCCCGCGAGGTCCGGCAGGAGATTGCCTCCACCGGCCAGGCCGCCAAGGCCGCCGGCGGCGAACTGTCGGCCATGGCGACGGGAATGCAGGCCGAGGCCGCTGCGGCACGGCAGGCCTCGGACGCGCTGCGCGGTGCGACGGGCGCCGAGCAGGCCTATCGCCAGGAAGTCCAGCGCCGGGTCGGTATGAACGCGGCAGCGAACCGCAACACGCCCATCGTCGCGCCTGGCGCCGCGCCGGCGGCAGCCGCGATAGCCGGTGGGGCAGCAGCCCCTCAGGAGATCATGCGCGTTGGGGAGACGGCGCGAGCAGCCGCCGGAGGCGTCACTGCCATGGCGGCCGCGATGGCGAAGGCGACCCGGGAGACCGTATCAATCGGGCAAGCCGCGGGCGTGACCGCCGGCACGATCGGCGCCATGGCCGTGGCCATGGAGACGGAAGCTGTCGCGGCCCGCCGCGTCTCCGAAGCCCTGACTGGCGCGGCCGGAGCCGAACGCGACCTTCGCGAGGAGACCCTGCGGCGGGTCGGGGCTGCGAGCGCAAACCAGAACACTGCCGGGGTTCCGCTCGCCGTCCCGCCGTCCGGCGGCGGGGGAGGAACCGGCACGCCGGCGCTGCCGCCGCAGTCCCAGCCGGCGATGCTCGACCAGGTTCGCGAGCGCTACAATCCGCTGTTCAAGATCGGGCAAGATTACAAGCGCACGCTGGCCGAGATCGCCGAGGCCGAACGCACCGCCGGGCTCAGCACGGCCGAGGCCGCCGTCTATCGCCGCGAGGCGGCCGCGGCGGCCGAGCGCCAGATGCTCGTCCTGAACCGAATGCCCGGCGTCTACGGCGCGGTCACCGGCGCGTCGAAGCTCACCTCCAACCAACTGCTCAACCTGTCCCGCCAGGGCAATGACGCCGCCACCATGTGGCTGATGGGCGCCGACGGGATGCAGATCTTCGTCAGCCAGGCCGGACAGGTCTACGGCGCCCTGCAGGAAGGTCCCGGCGGCGTGGCCGGATCGATCAAGGCCGTCGGAACCAGCCTGCTCGCCCTGGCTACGCCGATGAACCTCGCAATCGTCGGCTTCACGGCCGCGGCGGCCGCCGGCATCTATTTCGCGACCCGGACCGAGAAGCAGATCAAGCCGCTCAACGAGGCGATGGACGCCCATAAGGAGGCTCTCAAGGGCGTCGCGGAGGCCTATGGCCTCGTCCTCGACAAGGCCGACAAATACGCCAAGGGCGTCTCGCCTGGTGTCGCAACCTTGCAGGAGCGCCAGAGCCGGGCGGAACTCCAGCTGTCCGCCCAGGACACGTTGGCCAAGTCCTTCAAGCCCAGCGCCTTCAGCAGCGACTACCTGCGCTACTCGCCCAGTCTCGGCGAGATCGGCCTCCTCGAGACCGACGTTGCGCCGAAATACGAGGCTTTTCGCAAGCCGCTCATGGAGTTGAACGCCGAGCTCGAGAAGGGCAAGGGCGACGCCATCGCCTTCGTGGATGCGGTGGCGAAGATCGCCAATCAGGATCTCGCCAACGACACGCTGAGAGAGCTGGCGGCGAAGTTGATCGAGGTGGCCGCGCCTGCCGCCGCGGCGCAGCGCCAGCTGCAGGCGATGGCGCTGTCCGTCGACGCCGTCAGCCGGGCGACGCAGAAGGCGTTCCGCAGCGAGCGCGGCGACATGCTCGATCTTGTCGGTGATCGTCGCACGCCGCGCGAGTTGCTCGAGCTTCAGCGCCAGCGCCAGATGAACAGGATCGAACGTGTCGCGCCCCGGTCCGGCTTCGAAGGCAGCCCCGAGCGGCCGAACGTCCCATCCGAGCCGTCGGCGCAGACAGGTCTTCGGATCGAGATCGAGCGAGACTATAAGCGCGCTCTGGATGAGATCATTCGGAGTGAGGGCAATCTGCGGCGTGAGCGAGAACTCGCGGTGCAGAGCGTTTTCGCGCGAACGACTGCCGAGCAAGCGGCGATCGCCGAGCAACAAAAAGCGGTCGAACTCAACAACATCCAAGGCGACCAGCTCGGCAAGATCGAGCGGCAGGCGCAGATCGCTGCCGAGGGAACGCTTATCTTCGCGCAGGCGCAGCGCGAGGCGAATGACGCCCTGCGCGGCGCGATGGACGATCTCGCTCTTGCCGGCCTCGAAGGCCAGGCCCGCGAACTGGCCGCGATCAACCAGGAAGTCGCGCGGGGGATCGAGCTCAATCCGCAGCTGACTGCGACCTGGCGCGCCTATGGGGAGGCGCGTCGGGCGGCGCTCGAGGTCGAGAGCAGGCAGAGCCTCTTCCGGCCGCAGGAAGAGGAGCTGGCGAAGCTGAACGCCGAGGCCGCGGCGATCGGCACTTCTGCGGCCGAGCGCCGGCGGATCATGGCGGACCTTCAGGCCGAGCAGGATCTGCGCCGCGCCGGCATCGAGCTCGGCAGCCGCGAGGCGGATCTCTACCGCCAGCAGGCCCGGGCGCTGGCCGAGTACCGTGCCGACATCGAGCGGACCGGCAAGGCCTGGGACGAGTTCGGCGAGACGGGATCGAACGCCCTCGACAAGGTGCTCGACGCCGCTTTCGATCTCGACAAGGCGATGAAGCCGGAGGAGCTGCTCGCCGACATTGGGAAGGACTTCTACAGGACGATCATCGACCTCTCACTCAAGAATCCGCTGAAGAACGCCGCGTCGGGTGGCGAGGCGCCGACAATGGCCGACATTGGCGGCTTCGAAGGGCTGTGGGCGCGGATCACCGGCCGAGACATGAAGAAGCCAGCCGCGCCGACGATCGCGCTGGCCGAGCGAGGCGCGACGCCGCTCAATCCGCTGTTCGTCTCGCTCGTGGGCGCGTCCGGCATCCCGGGAGTCGATCTTCTCGGCGGCCGGGACGGCACCGCGCCGATCGGCGCCGTGGAGCGCGGCGGGGCGCTGGCGCCGATGACGCCGCTCGATGCCGCCAGCAAGCGCGTTGCCAATGCGTGGTCGGTCACAGCACCCGCGACTGGTGACGTCGCCCGTGACACCTGGAACTTCTACAAGTCGAAGGGCCTCGGCGACATCCAGACCGCTGCGATCATGGGCAACGTCCATGGGGAGAGCGGCTTCAATCCGAAAGCTGTCGGCGACGGCGGAGACGCCTTCGGCCTCTACCAGCACAATGACCGGCGCCACAATCTCTTCGCGGCGATCGGCGGGCGCGGCAATCTCGACGACTACATGGCGCAGAACCGCTTCGCCTGGTCGGAGCTGCAGGGGCCCGAGCGGAAGGCTTACCAGCGCCTCGTATCCTCCGACGATCTGCGCGAGGCGACGGGCGCCTTCGCCGGTTTCGAGCGGCCGCGCGGCTTCTCCTGGGAGAACCCCTACGGGGCGCACAATTTCTCCGGCCGGTATGACGCAGCCCAACGATATCTGAATGAGTTCGGTGGCACCGGCGGCAGCCAGGGCGGCGGCATCGATGCTGCGGCGACGGCTCTGGGCGAAAGCGCCGCCAAGCTCCAGACATCGGCGACGGGCTTTCAAACCGGCTTCGACGGCGCCTTGAACAATCAGCTCCTGGGCGGCCTCGGCCAGGCGGTCGACCAGTTCCTGCCGGGCTGGGGCGGCGTTCTGCAGAAGCTGCTTTCCAGCATAGGCGGTGGCGGTGGCGGCCTCGGGGGCCTGTCGAGCCTCTTCGGTGGCGGCGGGATCTCCAGCGGCGCCCAGAATGCCGCCTGGGCCAATCTCGGTGCCGGCGGCAACCTCGGCCTGTTCGACACCGGCGGCTTCACCGGGCCCGGCGCCCGGCACGCCATCGCAGGCTACGTCCATCGTGGGGAAGTCGTCTGGAGCCAGGACGACGTCAAGGCTGCCGGCGGTCCCGAAAAGGCCGAGGCGATCCGCCTCGGCGTGCGCAGCGGCGGCCCGGGCCACGAGCATGGCGGCATCGTCGGCGGGCGGACCATGGCGATGCCGAACGCATCGGCTGGGCGTGGCGCCGGGCGTGACGGGCGATCGGAGGCCCCTGGCCAGCCGACCGTCGTCTTCGATCCGAAGTTCGTCAACGCGCCGCCCGTGAAGGAGGTGCGCCGCGAGCCGGACGGGCGCGGCGGGCGGCGCATGGTGGTCGAGTTCGAGCGGCGCCTGGCCGGCTCCATGAGCCAGCCGGGTTCGCCCTTCGACGACGCGCTGACCATGCGCGGCTCGCAGCGGCCGACGAGGCTGCTCTGATGGCGGTGGCGCAATGGCCGAGCCAGCTGCCGCTGCCGGAGCGCGAGGGCTTCGAGTATCAGCTCGGCGATCCCCGCGAGCGCTTCGATCCGGAGCGCGGCATGCCGATGTATGGGATGCGCTATTCCCGCAGCTTCGATCAGGTGGCGATGGTCCTCACCGTCGACGACAGCGGCCGGGCGCGGCTCATGCAATTCTGGACCGATACGCTGAAGCGGGGCGCCCGTGCCTTCGCCATGCCTGGCCCGGGCGAGCACGGCCGGGGCATCCTGGTCTCGCCTGGCGTGCCGCTCCTCGCCGGCACCGTGCCGATCCTGATCTCCCGCTCCTGGCTCTGCGTCATTCAGGGCGCGCCCGGCTTCCGCGCCGTCGGCGTTCGCTGGCGCGCGTCCTTCTCGCTCGCGAGGATCCGCTGATGGCGCGGGAATCGCTCAATGCCCGGCGCTCACGTGCCGAGCCGGTGACCGCCGAGATGGAGGTCATGTTCATCCACATCGATCACGACGCCCTGGAGAAGCCGATCCGGCTGTCGACCGATCCGACCGACTTCATCACCGAGGATCCGCTGGTGTTCGGCACCCATTCGCCCTGGCTGCAGCCGGAGGAGGGCCCGGCCGAGCCCTACCTGTTCATGATCGCCGACGCCCTGATGCCGAGGGACAAGCGCGGCGCCGTGACCGAGCTGCAGCTCGCGCTCCTCGCGGTCGACCAGGGCATCGTGGAATTGCTGCTGGCGATCCCGCCCGGAACCCGGGCCCGGGCCTCGCTCGCCGTCGCCCTCCTGTCGGATCCAGGCCGGCTCATCTCCGAGTTCCGCCGGCTCGAGCTGTCGGTCGCCACCGGCAACCGCACCGAGATCCCGCTCACGTTGACCGGCCCGGACATCTCCGCCGTGCCGTGGCCAGCGGGGCGCCAGACCAAGGCGCGCTTTCCGGGGCTGTTTCGATGATGGAGACGCCGATGCCCAAAGATCAGCAGACGGGCCGCATCGAGCCGATCGGCTCGGTCCGATGCGTGCGGTGGGCCCTGGCACCGTATGTGCAAGTCCAGTCGCTGCCCATCACGCTCGCCTCGGGAACCGTGATGACGGAAGGCCCCCTCGTCCTGTCTGACTGGGCCGTGCCTTCGAACGGGGGACGTCGATGACGGTCGGTCCCACCTCTCCACGCTGGACCGCCCGCTATGTCGGGCTGCGGTTTCGCCCGCACGGCCGGGACCGGAACGGCGTCGACTGCTGGGGCCTGCACAGGCTCGTCCTCGCCGACGAATGCGCCATCGCCGTTCCGTCCTACGCGGACGCCTATGTCTCGCTGGCGGAGGCGGCGGAGATCGCCGCAGTGCTCGACGGCCAGCGCGCCGCCGAGCCGTGGCTGCCGGTGGAGCCCGGCCGCGAACGCATGTTCGACATGGCGGTGTTCCGGGACGGCACGATCGCCGGCCACGTGGCCACCGTCGTCGTTCCGGGGGAGATGCTGCACGTCTCGGCCCATCATCCGGCGAGGGTCGAGCCCTACAACACCGGCGAGTGGCAGCCGCGCTTCCTCGGCTTCCATCGTCATCGCCTCCTGGCCGCCTCGGGAGGATCGCGATGAGCACCCACGACCTCCGCGCCTCGACGTCCCATCAGACGGTCTTCGTCTCGCCGCCGATCGGCCGGGCGATGGAGATCACGATCCCGCACGGCCTCACCGTCGGCGAGATGATCGACCGGGCGATCCCCGACGTCGCCGAGGCCGACAGGTCACGGCTGCGCGTCATCCTGTGGACGCCGCGCGGCGACCTCGTCGTCGAGCGCGAGCGCTGGCACGTCACCCGGCCGAAGCCGGGCGTCAAGCTGCTGATTCGGCCGATCCCCGGCAAGAACGCCCTGCGCATCATCGCGCAGATCGTCGTCGCGGTCGCCGCCATCGCCATTGCCGGGCCGCTGGCGGGGACGATCGGCACCTTCGGCGCGACGCTCTTGGCCGCGGGCCTCACCTATCTCGGCAATATGCTGATCGGCCTCCTGTTCCCGGTGAAGGCCCCCGACCAGCAGCGCGACAAGGGCGGCTACCGGGTCACCGGGCTGCGCAACGAGGCCCGTCCGGGCGCGGCCATCCCCTCGATCCTCGGCGAGATCCGCGTCGCCCCGCAATGGGCGATGGCCCCGTACACCGAGGTCGTCGGCAACACCCAGTACATCCGGGCGATCGCCCATCTCGGCTACGGACCGCTGCTCCTCGACGAGTGGAAGATCGGTGACACGCCGCTGGAGGAGTATGACGAGGTCGAGCTGGAGATTCGCGAGGGCCTGCCGGACGACGAGCCGCTGACCCTCGTCACCCGCCAGGTGATCGAAGACAGCTACAACACCGACCTCACCAACCGGCCGCCGGAGGACGACTTCGGCGATCCGATCGAGGACGCGGAGAACGAGGCCAAGGAAGTCGTCCGCTACACCGCCTCGGACATCTCGGCCTTCGCGGTGATTCTCGGCTGGCCGTCCGGGTCGGTCAGATACACCGACGAGGCGGAAGACAAGCCGGTCACGGTCGACTTCCGGGTCAGGGCCCGCAAGATCGGCGCTTCGACCGACGCGATCGACACGACGTTCTCCATCACGGAAAAGCGCAAGGTTGCCATGTTCCGGCAGCGCGAGTTTGAGGTGCCCGAGCGCGGCTCCTATGAGATCGGCGTGACGCGCCTCAATGGCGAGAGCGACAGCGTCCAGGTGCAGGACAAGGTGCAGCTGACCGCCATCCAGTCGATCCGGCCGGAATATCCGATCGCCGCGAAAGAGGACCTCTGCCTGACCGGCATCCGGATCAAGGCGACGGCCCAGCTATCCGGCGGGCTCGACCGGCTGGAATGCCGGGCGCGCCGAGTGATTGCCGACCATGACGTGGCGACCGAGGCATGGATCCCGCGACCGACGCGCAATCCCGCCTCGCATTTCGTCCACGCCTGCCGCGGCCCGGAGATCCCGGCGGCCGAACGCTGCACCGACGACATGATCGACTGGCCCGCCATGGTCAATTTCCACGCCTTCTGCGTCCTCCATGGCCTTGAATACGACGAGGAGCACCGGGACGCCGTGGCGCTGCCTGTGCGGCTTGCGGCGATCGCCTCGGCCGGGCGGGCGGCACCGCGCTGGACCGGGACCATGTGGACCGTCGTCATCGACCGTCCGGACACGGCCGTCGTCGACAGTTTCTCGCCGCAGGACGCCTGGGACTTCCGCTGGGAGATCCGCTACCCGAAGCTGCCGGACGGCTACCGCGTGACCTTCGCCGACCGGACCAACGACAACAAGGTCGGCGAACGCGTGATCCCGTTCCCGGGCATCGATCCGGACGACGTCGAGACGGCCGAGGAGCGCGAGCGGCCGGGCAAGACCAATCCCGACGAGGTCTGGCGCGAGAGCCGGCGCGAGCAGTACGAGGCGCTCTATCGCAACCGCACGCTTTCCTTCGTCGCCAGGGGCCGGGGCAGGCCCGCGGTGCGCGGCAAGACCGTCGCCGTCTCCTACGACCAGTGGGACCGGACGCTGTTCGCGTCCCGCGTCGACGCCGTCGAAGGCCGCGGCATCGTGCTGTCCGATCCCGTCGAGATGGAGGCGGGCGAGAGCTACGCCGTCCGCTTCTGGCAGCTGCGCGAGGAGGAGGACGGCGAGGATGTCAGCATCGTTCGCGACGTCGCCACCATGGCGGGCGAGCACCGGCTGATCCTCCTCGAAGGCGAGGGGCCGATGCCGGAGGTGGACCATGTGGTGCATTTCGGGGTGCAGAACCGCGAGAGCATCATCGCCACCGTTCTCGATACCGAGCCCGGCGAGCGCGGCACCACCGTCTACACCGTCCAGCCCGAAGCGCCGCTGGTCGACCAGCTGACGGACGCCGAGGTGCCGCCGGCCTGGGACGGCAGGGTGGGCGCCATCGTCGCCATCGCCGCCGGACCGCCGGCCAAGCCCCGGGTGGCCTTCGTGCTGTCGATCGAGGGCGTCGTGATGGTCGGCCTTCAGGAAGGCACCGGGTCGATTTATCCGCCCGCGACCTTCGTCGTTCAGCACCGAACGGCGGGCACGGCGGATCCCTACCTGGAGGCCACCGCGCCGGCCTATACGGGCTCGGTTGTCCTGCCCGGCTACGCCGTCGGCGACCAAGTCGAGCTGCGCGCCAATGCACTGGGCACGAACGGCGATCCGTCGCCCTTCACCGTCTACCGGGTCTTCACTATCGTCGACGAGGCGCCGGCGGCGCTGGCCCCGCCGACCGGGCTTTCCTTCGCCCCGGACGATCCGGTCACCGGGCCCGCCTCGACGACGGCCTTCTGGACCAACGGCAATGACGGCCGCGTCAGTGTCGCGAGGGTCTACCGCGCGCCGCTCGGCGGCCTGTTTGAGGATGCCGTTGCCGTCAGCGGCCCGCTCTATGGCGGCCCGCTGCAGAAGCTGCAGCTCGACGACGCGCCGGGCTATGGGATCTGGACGTATTTCGTCGTCAACGAGGGCGCCGGCCTCGTGTCGGAGCCGGTCTCGGCCACTGTCCGGATCCTCGGCCCGCAGCTGAGCCCCAACGTCACCCTCGACAGTGCCACCGGCGTCACCCTCGGCCCCAGCTGGTCGATCTCGGCCGGGACGGCCAAGAAGGCGTCCGCTTCCACGTCGACGATCGCCTGGGCGGTCAGCGTCAGCGCCGGCGTCGAATATCTCCTGACCTACGACCTGATTGCGATCGCCGGCGGCAACGCCCGGCCGCGCCTCGAGGGCGGCTCGCTCGTCCAGGGCGATCTCGTCGGGACGCCGGGCCCGCAGGAGGATCGCCTGACGGCGGCCACCGGCAACACCACCCTCTCGATCCTCGCCGGCGCCGGCGTCACGGTCGAGATCGACAACGTCAGTCTGAGGCGGATTTCGCCATGACGCAGGAGCTTATCTGATGGCCAATCCAGGCACCCCCTCCGGGCTTCTCCCGACTGGCGACCTGCCGGAATCGCTGCTGGGCCACGAGCTCGTCGGCGAGCAGCGGGACGTCCGCAACTTCGGGCTCGATGTCATCGCGGTGCGGCTCCTCGCCAGCGGAGCGATCCACGACATTATCGAGGTGCTGAAGGGCACAACCGGCGATCCTGCACTGGTCGATTCCTTCACCGCTTACATGAACGCCTTGGGCGCCCGCCTCAACACGAGCGTTCCGACCGATGCCATTGTCGCGCCATCCGGGAGCCTGTCGCGCGTCGAGTGGCGTGACAGCGTCGGCGGCACGGCGCGATCATCGGTCACCAATCTGGCAACGGGAGCACTTGTCGCGCGGACCGGCGGTTCAACCGGCGTGCCTCCGACGAAGGAAGGCTGGATCGTCGACGCCAACCAGCAGTTCAGCACGCCCTACACGCCGGATGCCGGCAAGCCCGTCGCAAAGACGCCGGCGATCGACCTCTCTCGGCGGCTCTGGACCCCGCACGGCTCCTACGTGCAGGAGATCGGTCCGCTCGTCCTGCCGCAGCTCTATCACGTCGGCGCCGGCGACCGTCGTCGGACGCTTGTGGTTTCGGATGCGGGCCGGACCGTCCTGTTCGAACATCTCGCGGACGGCGTGCAGGTCCGGATCAAGACGAAGGGTGTCACCGCGCGTTTCGATTCCGGCGCGTTCACGACATGGAACGCCGCCGGTGTTGCGGGCTCACCGCGCTTCATCGACATCCCCGCCGACTCCTATGTCATCGTTGAATACGACCAGTCGACGAACAAGCTGGACATCTGGCCAGCACGCGGGGCTCCGGTGATCACGGCGGCGGCGAGCACGGCTGAAGTGGTTCCGAACTTCATGGTGGTCATGGCCGGTCAGAGCCTCGGCTATCGCTGCTTCCAGGGTGCTGGGCTCGCCGGCGTCCAGAGGTTCCTGCGCAACGCCAACGACAACAACCTCTATCGCTTCGTCAATGCGGCGATGCCGGCGTCGTCACTGCTCGAGGGCAATGACGTCGGACCCGGCCACTGGGTGAAGGACAACGGAACGGCCGGGCCCCTGCTGACGGCGATGTTCGCGCAGATCGATGCGCTGATCGCCCTCGGCTACCCCATGCCGTCGATCGTCAACTTCAATCAGGGCCAGGGCGACTTCGACGGCATCAACCTCAACGCCGCCTATACCACCATGGCGCGGTACCGCGATGGTCTGATCACCCTCGCGGCGCTCATCGCCGCCAAGTATCCCGGCTGCAAGCTGATCGTAACGCCGATGCCGTCACGGGACGGAAGCACCGTCGGCGTCAGTTGGCAGCAGCTCATCAGGCGGGCCCAGCTTGCCGCTGTCGCGGCTTCGGCGAACATCGAGATCGGGCTCGAGATCTACGACCTTCTGCGTCGCTTCGGCGATCTGCACCTGGTCATGGATGGCGGCCAGGATGTCCAGGGTGACCGGCTCGGCCGCGTCATCCAGAAATATGTCCGGGGGCTCACCACGTCTCTCGGCCCACGCGCAACGACGCTGGCCCGGATCGACGCCCGAAACTTCGATCTCACCTTCGAGTGGGATGCCGGCATGTCGCTCGACACGCAGATCCTCAACGAGTTCACCCAGGACATCGCCGTCACCTCGGATGTCGATGCCTATAAGAACGAGCCGGCAATCCGGGCGAACAGGGGCGCGTTCCAAGCCACAGTCGGCAGCACCCGGCGCTATCGGTTCTCCACCAATACCGACCTCCCGAACCCGATGCGGGCGTCCTATCCGTATGGCTACTGCGATGATGCCAAGGCCGGCCGCGCGGTGTTCGACGGAACGACGAACCTTCCTCTCCAATCCTTCAGCCTCGTCGCATAAGGGAGCGAACCATGCAGCCTGCCACAGCAAAACTGACCCGCATCGGACCGGCCATCGAAAAGGGGAAGCATGACGCCTCCGGCGATCAGTGGATCCTCGAGGGCAACCCCGGCGTCGAGGGCGGTGACCAGGAGACCTTCATCCTGCCGACCGGCTGCCGCGTGGCGACCTTCATCGTCATGGATCTCGGTGGCGGCCGCGAAGACGTCGTCGAAGTGACGTCGTTCTGGAACGAGCGCACCAAGACGGTCCACCCGCAGCTCGTCATCCAGCCGGAGATGCCGATCCTCGACCGCGCCGGATGACGGCGACAGACTGGCGACGAAGCGCCGGCAGCGAAGCTGCCGGCGACGGGCCGGCCGAGGCCGGCTGCGGGGAAAGACTCGGAAGGAATGACCCCGCCTGACGTGACCAGAGATAACGCCACCGCCGCCACTGCCCGAGGGCAGCGAGGCCAAGGTGGCCGATATCTCTCAAGGAAAGATTGATGGAAATCGAACTGCGGGCCATCGAGCCCGTATCGCCGGCCGCCGGCTATATCGGCGGCAAGCGGAACCTCGCTCGCCGCCTGGTCGAGCGGATCGAGACCATCCCGCACGACGCCTATGCCGAGGCCTTCGTCGGGATGGGCGGCGTCTTCCTGCGGCGGCGCTATGCGCCCCGGCACGAAGTGATCAACGATGTCTCGGGCGACGTCGCGACCTTCTTCCGTATCCTGCAGCGGCACTACACCCACTTCATGGAGATGCTGCGCTTCCAGATCGCCAGCCGGCGCGAGTTCGAACGGCTTTTGAAGACCGATCCAGCGACCCTCACGGACCTCGAGCGGGCGGCCCGCTTCCTCTACCTCCAGCGCCTCGCCTTTGGCGGCAAGGTCGACGGCCGGACCTTCGGCGTCTCGGTCACCACGGCCAGCCGCTTCAATGTCACCAAGCTGGCGCCGACGCTCGAAGCCATCCACGAGCGCCTTGCCGGCGTCGTCATCGAGCAGCTGCCCTGGCGCGCCTTCATCGACCGATACGACCGGCCCGGCACGCTGTTCTATCTCGATCCGCCCTACTACGGGTCCGAGGGCGACTACGGCCGCGACGCCTTCAGCCGCGGCGAGTTCGCCGGGCTGGCTGAGAGGCTCAAGGATCTGAAGGGGACGTTCCTGCTGTCGATCAACGATCGCCCAGAGGTTCGAAGGCTGTTTGAAGGCTTTTCGATCGAGGCGCTGTCGACGACCTACTCGCTCAGCCAGAAAGGCAATGCGAGCGTGAGGGAGCTTCTGATAGCGAAGACGGCCTCGAGATAGATTACCCTCGGCGCCTGAGGTCTATGTCGCTCCATCTGGCACAATTGGGGCCTGCCGATTCCTCGGGTGAGATGAAATTCTCGGACTGCACCAAACACAGCGCCGCGCCGCCGGCGACGACCGGTGGGCAGTTGATGGAATACGTGCCGCTGGTCACGCCGTTGGCCGCGATAATGAGCTGGTGATAAGTATAGGCGGGGATTGCGGGGCCACTGGAGACGAGCCGAGCACCGCGTATGTCGCACGCCTGTCGCTCGAAGGCCAAAGCATAACCGGGGAAACCGAATTCTTTCGTTTCCACCGGGCTGGTGATGCTCGGTGTCGTGCATGCGGTGAGGACGAGGCAAATAGCCAAAATAGTGAACGCGCGCTTCATACCGGCTCCAAGAGGCTGACCAATGCCCCAAGCTTGGCGTCGTCCGGAGACCGGAGTCAACGCGTGATGGCATATGAGACTGCCGCCATACGCTTTTGCTCGCTTCGCAAACTGGGCTCATTTGAAATGTCGCGCCGGCTCATTTGAAATGTCGCGCTACACCTGGCTCGGCGCCCATCTCGGCGAACCGAGCCTGACGCTGTCGATCGACCTCGACGCGGTCGAGGGGCTGTCGGCCGAGCGCGAGGCGCTGTGGTCGCGGGTCGCGGCGGCGGATTTCCTGACCAGGGGCGAGAAGCGGGAGGCGGTCGGCTATGGCCGGGACGATTGAGACGGGCGGCCTCGCCGCGCCGAGACGCAATGGCAGGAGGTGCGCGAGCTCTCGGTGCGGATCGAGCCGCTCGCGGTCGCCTCGCGCGAGCGCTTCGACCAGCGGGAGGCGACGGTGACGCACCGGGTGCTGATGCGGGCGAATGACCACGTGGCACGAGGGATGGCATTGCGGGCCGGCGGGCGGCGGCTGGCGATCCTATCGGTCCATGATCCGGACGAGAGCCGGCGCTATCTCGTCTGCCGCTGCGAGGAGGAGCGCTGATGGCGATGCGGCTGATGGTGACGGTGGCGCGAGGCGGCCTCGGACGGCGCCTGCGATCGCTCGTCGCGAGGGGCCTCGCCCAACGGAAGGGGGAGCGCCCGGTGGGGGCGCAGGGGCGGCTTCCCGCGACGTCCCGCCTTGCCGAAGCCGATGAAGTCAAAGCGATTTTCGCCGATCCCTTCGAGACGGGCGAGAGCGCTACGGGGTCGGCGCGTGCAACGGTGGCGAGGTCGCGAAAAAGTTAAGGCCGCTTCGTTGAACTTGGCGCTGGTGGAACCATCTCATTTTGTGTTTCATGGCGTCGACGATCGTGAACACGGCACCGTAAACATGGCATCGTGACGAGGGCGAGGACGATGGCACATCCCAGCGCTGAACTGCAGGAATCGATCTTTTCGGCTTTGACGTCCGATGCGTCCCTGACGGCGCTTCTGGGCGGCCCGAAGGTGTTCGACCGGCGCCCGGAGCGGGCGAGTTTTCCCTATCTGACCCTCGGCCGGACCGGCGTGGTCGACTGGTCCACCGGCACCGAGGATGGCGCCGAGCACATCCTGACGCTGCATGTCTGGGCGAAGGGCGGCGGCAAGGCCGAGACCTACGAGATCATGGACAGGGTCGCCGATCGGCTGAACGACGCGGCGCTGCCACTGGAGGGCCACCACCTGGTGAACCTGCGGCTGCAATTCGCCGAGGCGCGGCGGGAGGAGGATTCCTCCGCCTATCACGGCATTCTGCGGTTCCGGGCGGTGACCGAACCGCTGGCCTGAGGCGGCAAGGCTCCGAGGAGCCTCTTCGTCAGCGGTGGGGAACGACGCGGGGTCCCCCCGCGGGCGCCTGATCCCCGTGGCGGCACACGACAATCTGGCGAGTGAGCGGCGGTCCTTCGGGGCCGCCTTTTTTGTTGCCGCGACGGGAGACCGCCGCGGCTTTGGCGCGAGCACGGGACAGCCAAGATGAGCGCTCAGAAGGGCAAGGACCTCCTCCTCAAGATCGACGAGGACGGGGACGGCAACTTCACCACCATCGCCGGGCTGCGCAGCCGGCGGATCGCCTTCAACGCGCAGGTCGTCGACGTCACCGATGCCGAGAGCGCCGGGCGCTGGCGCGAGCTGCTCGGCGGCGCCGGCGTCCAGCGGGCGGCGCTGTCCGGCTCGGGGATCTTCAAGGATGCCGCCTCGGATGCGGCGCTGCGGCAGGTGTTCTTCTCCTCGCGCATCGCGGCCTTCCAGGCGGTGATCCCGGATTTCGGCAGGGTGACCGGACCGTTCCAGGTGACGGCGCTGGAATATGGCGGCGAGCACGACGGCGAGGTGACCTTCGAGGCGACGCTGGAATCGGCCGGCGCGCTCACCTTCGAGGTCGTCTGACCATGGCGGTCAATCGCCGGCGCGGCGAGGTCTCCGCGATCATCGACGGCAAGGAACGCCGGCTCTGCTTGACGCTGGGCGCGCTGGCCGAACTCGAGGACGCGTTCGCCGCCGAGGATCTCGGCGCATTGGCGCAACGGTTCCAGGGCGGCCGGCTGTCGGCGCGCGACCTGACGCGGATCATCGGCGCGGGCCTGCGCGGCGGCGGGGCGGAGGTCGGCGACGACGAGGTCGCCCGGATGCAGATCGAGGGAGGGGCCGCGGGCGCGGCGGCGATCGCCGTCGAACTGCTGGCGGCAGCCTTCGGCAGCCACGGGGAGGCGGCCGGGACGGGCAGCGCAAACCCTCCCGTGACGGGCGCCTGAGCAGTGGGGACCGGAGAGCCGGGGACTTGAGCACCGGGCGCTTGGGTTCTGAGCGCAATGAGATCGGGGGCCAGGGCCGCGACGCCGTCGAGCGGCATCTGCCCGCCGACGCTACCGGCCGCGAGACCGCGTGCGTCGATACGCCGGCAGCATTCCCCTGGGAGGCGGCGATGCAGGTGGGCTTCGGCGTGCTGCGGCTGTCGTCGGAGGCGTTCTGGACGCTGACGCCACGGGAACTCGCGAGCGTGTTCGGCGCCGCTCGCAGAGGCACGGCGCCAACCCCCGGCGACCTCGCCCGGCTGATGCGGCGGTTTCCGGACAGAGCGCCGCAAAAGACGGACCCGCCCGGGCAAAACGGCTGAGCGAGACTCGCCGGGATGGCGTCGACCGAAAGGGCGGTCACCCGGATGCCGGCCACCGGGATCGCGTCCATCGACCGGGCGCCGACGAGAACCTTTCCCACACAGGACGAGACCCATGGACGAGGACGAGACCTTCACCGTCGCCATCCGGGCCGACACCACCGGCCTCGACCGGGCGCTGTCGGACCTCTCCGACCGGGCCGAGCGGTTCGGATCGGCGCTGACATCGGCCTTTGCGGGAGCCGTCACCGGCAGTCGCTCGCTCGACGGCGTCCTGAAGCAGCTGGCGACGCGGCTGTCGACCATTGCGCTCGATGCGGCGCTGAAGCCGCTGGGCGACTTCGCCTCGAATGCCATCGGGCAGGTGTTTTCCGCGCTTGCCGGCGGGGCCGGGTCGGGGGGAAGCGGGACGGGCGGCGTCCTGCCCTTCGCCAAGGGCGGCGTCGTCGCCGCGCCGACGTTCTTTCCGGCGGGCGGGCGGACCGGGCTGATGGGCGAGGCGGGGGCGGAGGCGATCCTGCCTTTGTCGCGGGGCGCCGACGGGACGCTCGGGGTCGCCGCGCCGCAGGGGCGCGAGGGCCCGACCATCGTCTTCAACGTCTCGACCCCCGACGCGCCGAGCTTCCGGCGGGCCGAGGCGCAGATCCAGGCGATGCTGACCCGCGCGGCGGCGCGCGGCCGCAGGGGCGTCTGACATGGCGATCACGGCTTTCAGCGAGGAGCGGTTTCCCCTGCGCATCGCCTTCGGCACCAGCGGCGGGCCGGAACGGCGCACCGACATCGTCCGGCTGTCCACCGGCTTCGAAAAGCGCAACCAGCGCCAGGCCCGCTCGGTGCGCCGCTACGATGCCGGCTCGGGGCTGAAGAGCCTCGCCGATCTCGCCGCCGTGCTGGAGTTCTTCGAGGCGATGCGCGGGCGGCTGACGGGGTTTCGCTTTCGCGACCCGCTCGACCATGCCTCGGCGCCGTTCGGCCAGCCGGTCTCGGCGCTGGACCAGCCGATCGGCATCGGCGACGGCGAGACGGCGGCGTTTTCCCTCGTCAAGGTCTATGGCGCCGGCGAGACCGCCTATGCGCGGCCGATCGAGAAGCCCGTTGCCGGCAGCGTCCGCATCGCCTTGGGCGGGATCGAGACGGCGGCGGGGGTGACGGTCGATCCCTCGACCGGGATCGTCACCTTCGAGGCTCCGCCGGGCGAGGGGGCGGCGATCACCGCCGGCTTCGGCTTCGACGTGCCGGTGCGCTTCGACACCGACCAGATCGCCATCAACATCGCCGCCTTCGAGGCCGGCGACATCCCCACCATCCCGCTGATCGAGGTGAGGCCATGAGGACGCTTCCCGCCGAACTCGCCGCGGCGATCGGAGGGTCGGCGACGACGCTTGCCACCTGCTGGCGGCTGACGCGACGGGACGGCCGCGTCTTCGGCTTCACCGACCACGACGAGGCGCTGACGTTCGACGGCACCCGCTTCGAGGCGGCGAGCGGCCTTTCGGCCTCGGAGGCCGAGGCGGCGCTCGGCCTCGGCGCGACCACCGGCGAGGTGGAGGGCGCGCTGTCCTCGGCGGCGATCGAGGAGGTCGACATCGCCGCCGGACGCTATGACGGGGCGACTGTCGAGACCTTCGTCGCCGACTGGCAGAATGTCGAGGCTCATCTGAGGGTCGACGTCTCGGATCTCGGCGAGGTGAAACGCGGCGAAACCGGCTTCATGGCGGAGCTGCGGAGCGTCGCCGCGCGGCTCGACGCGGTGCGGGGCCGGCTCTATCGGCGGCGCTGCGACGCCGTCCTCGGGGACGCGCGCTGCGGCTTCGCCGTCGCCGCACCGCCCTTCACCGTGGAATGCGCCGTCGATGCCGTCGGCGACGGCTGGATCGAGACCGCGACGGATCTCGGCGCACCGCCGGAGCGATACGCCTTCGGCCGGCTGACATTTCTCGACGGCGCCGGCGCCGGGCTCGCCTCCGACGTCGCGTCGGCGGCGATGCTGGGGGCAGCGGGCGAGGAATCGGGCGGGGCGGGGCGGGTGCGCTTCACGTTGGCCGAGACGATCGTCGCGGAGATCACGGCGGGCGACCGGTTCCGGATCGTCCAGGGCTGCGACAAGCGGTTCTCGACCTGCCGGGACCGCTTCGCCAACCAGCTGAACTTCCGGGGCTTCCCGCATATTCCCGGCAGCGACGCCGGCTACGCGGTCGCCAGGCGCGGCGATCTCCACGACGGCTCGCCGGTGGTGCCATGACCGACGACATCGACCGCCGGGTGCTCCTCGCCGCGAGGGGCTGGCTCGGCACGCCCTACCGGCACCAGGGCTCCTCGAAGGGCGTCGGCTGCGACTGCCTCGGGCTCCTGCGGGGGATCTGGCGGGAGCTGCGCGGGCCGGAGCCGGAAGCGCCGGGCGCCTATGCGACGACCTGGAGCCTGCGGGCGGGGCCGGACCGGCTGCTGGCGGCGGCGACGCGCCATCTCGCGGCGATCCCCATCGCCGACGCGCGGCCCGGCGACGTCCTGCTGTTCCGCTGGCGCGCATCGGCGCCCGCGACCCACTGCGCCGTCGTCGACGAGGACGGCCGCATCATCCATGCCTATGAGGGCGCCGCCGTCGTCTCGACGGCGCTGCCACGCAGCTGGCGCGGGCGGATCGCCGGCGCCTTCCGTTTTCCGGAGTGAGCCGTGGCGACCATCATCCTCCAGGCGGCCGGCGCCGCGATCGGCAGTTTCCTCGGCGGGCCCATCGGCGCGGTGATCGGCCGGGCGGCCGGCGCGCTGGCGGGATCGGCCATCGACCGCTCGCTGTTTTCCCAGACCCGGCGCGGCGAGGGGCCGAGGCTCGAGGTCTCCCGCATCATGACCGCCGACGAGGGCGGCGGCATCGCCCGCGTCGCCGGCACGGCGCGGATCGCCGGGCAGGTGATCTGGACGACGCGCTTCGAGGAGGAGACCAAGACCGAGCGGCAGGGCGGCAAGGGTGGCCCGAGCGTCGAGATCACCACCTACAGCTATTTCGGCAATGTCGCGGTGGGGCTGTGCGAAGGACCGATCGCGGCGATCCGCCGGGTCTGGGCCGACGGCGAGGAGGTCGATCTCTCCGAGGTGAACCTGCGGGTCTATCTCGGCGACGAGACGCAGCTGCCGGACCCGCTGATCGAGGTGAAGCAGGGCGCCGGCAACGCGCCGGCCTATCGCGGCCTTGCCTATCTGGTGTTCGAGCGCCTGGCGCTGGAGCGCTACGGCAACCGCATCCCGCAGATCGCCTGCGAGGTGATCCGGCCGGTCGGGCGGCTGGAGGAGCAGATCCGCGCCGTCAACATCATTCCCGGCGCCAGCGAACACGGCCTCGACCCGGTCGCCGTGCGCGAGGAGCTGAGGGAGGGCGAGGACCGGCTGATCAACCGCAACGTCCTTCATGGCGACAGCGACATCGCCGCCTCCCTCGACGAGCTCGTCGCGCTCTGCCCCCATCTCGAACGGGCGGCGCTCGTCGTCTCGTGGTTCGGCGACGACCTGCGGGCCGGGAGCTGCCGCCTGCGGCCGAAGGTGGAGACGGGCTTTCGCAACGAAAACGAGGACTGGCGCGTCAGCGGTCTTGGCCGCGGCGACGCAGCGCTCGTCTCGCGCGTCGCCGGCAGCCCGGCCTATGGCGGCACGCCCAGCGACGCCGGCGTCATCCGCGCGATCCGGGCGGCGCGCGACCGCGGCCTGAACGTCACCTATTACCCGTTCGTCCTGATGGACGTTCCGCCGGGCAACGGCCTTCCCGACCCCTATGGCGGGGCCGAGCAGGCGGCGTTCCCGTGGCGCGGGCGGATCAGCCTCGACATCGCCGTGGGACGGGCCGGCAGCACCGATGGAAGCGCGGCGGCGCGGGCCGCCGTCGCGGCGTTCCTCGGGACGGCGGAGCCGGACGATTTCGTCCTCTTTGGCAATCGCGTGATCTATTCCGGGCCCGCCGAATGGACCTATCGCCGGATGATCTTCCATCAGGCGCATCTCGCCGCCGCGGGCGGGGCGGACGCCTTCGTCATCGGATCGGAGCTGCGCGGCCTGACCCGCATCCGCGATCACGAGGGACGCTTCCCCTTCGTGGAAGGGCTGATTGCCATTGCGCAAGGCGTGAAGGCGATCCTGCCGGACGCCGTCGTCACCTACGCCGCCGACTGGAGCGAATATTTCGGCTACCATCCGCAGGACGGGTCCGGCGACGTCTTCTTCAATCTCGACCCGCTGTGGGCCTCGCCGGCGATCGACGTCATCGGCATCGACGACTACCTGCCCATCGCCGACTGGCGGGACGGGGAGGCCGAGCCGGAATGGCCCTCGCCCCACGACCGCGGCGGCCTCGCGGCGCAGATCGCCCGGGGCGAGTATCACGACTGGTACTATGAGAGCGAGGCGGCGAGGGCGGCGAAGCTGCGCACGCCGATCACCGACGGCGCCCATGGCAAGCCCTGGGTGTTCCGGGCCAAGGATCTCGTTTCCTGGTGGTCGAACCCGCATGTCGAACGGCGCGGCGGGGTGGAACTGGCGGAGCCGACCGGCTTCGTGCCGATGGCCAAGCCGATCTGGCTGACCGAGCTCGGCTGCCCGGCGATCGACAAGGGGCCGAACGAGCCGAACCTCTTCGTCGATCCGAAGTCGTCGGAGAGCGACGTGCCGCATTTTTCCACCGGCGGTCGGGACGACCTCGTCCAGCGGCGGTTTCTGGAGGTGCATCTCGACCACTGGACGCCGGGAGCGGAGAATTTCGACGAGGCCGCCAATCCGCTCTCGCCGCTTTATGGCGGGCGGATGGTGGATCCGGCGGCGATCCATCTGTGGACCTGGGACGCGCGGCCGTTTCCGGCGTTTCCGGGCCGCACCGACGTGTGGAGCGACGGCGACAACTGGCGGCTCGGACATTGGCTGACCGGCCGTCTCGGCAATGCCCCCGTCGATGCGCTGGTGACGGAAATCCTGGCGGGCCACGGCATTTTCGACCACGACCTGACCGGCCTCGAGGCCTCGCTCACCGGCTGGGTCGAGAGCGGGCCGTCGTCGGCGCGCGAATCGCTGGAGAGCCTTCTCGGCCTCGTCGGCGCCGTCGCCCATGTCGAGGACGGCCGCCTCGTCGCCCGATCGCTCGCCCGGCTCAGGGCGACGGGCGAGATCGGCGTCTTCGTCGACGAGGACGACACCCCCTTCGTCGAAACGCGCCGGGCCGAGGCGGCGGAGGCGGTCGACGCGGTGGGGCTCTCCTTCCTCGACGTCTGGCGCGACTACCAGTCCGGCAGCGCCGAGGCGATGCGCTCCAGCGTCGCCGCGCCGCGCCGGCAGATCGTCGGCGTGCCGGCGGTGATGGACGAGGACGAGGCGAGCCGGTTCGCCGCGGCGCTCCTCGCCGAGAGCGGGGCTGTCTCGGAGACAGCGAGCTTCGCGGTGCCGGCGAGCGAGCTTGCGATCACCGTCGGCGACGTGCACCGCCTCTTTGGGCAAAGCGGCGAATGGCTGGTGACGCGCATCGAGACCGGGCTGTCCCAGCGCATCACCGCGAGGCGCCTGCCGGCGCGCCGGGGCGGCAGCGTCGGCGGCGGCTCGCTCCCGGCGCTGCCGCCGGTGCGACCGACCCTCGCCTCGCGGCCCTTCGCGGCGTTTCTCGACCTGCCGCTCCCGGTGGGGGGAAGCGGCTTCGAGGGCGCGCGGGTGGCGGTCGGCGCCTCGCCCTTCACCGGCTACGAGGTGGCGAGCCTTGCCGACGACGGGGCGCTCGCGGTGCGGGCGCGGGTCACCCGGCCGGCGACCCTCGGCCGGCTGACCGAAGCCCTCCTGCCCGGCCCGAGGGGCGCATCGACCCGGCGAACCACCTGACCGTGGCGCTGCCGCGCGGGGCTTTGGCGTCGCTGTCGCGGGCCTCGATGCTGGCCGGCGGCAATCTCTGCGCGGTCGCATGCGAGAACGGCGGCTTCGAGGTGCTGCAGTTCCAGGAGGCCGAGGAGATCGCTCCCGGCCAGTTCCGGCTCGGCCGGCTCTTGCGGGCGCAGGGCGGCACCGAGGACGCGATGGCGGCGGGGGCGTCGGCCGGCGCGCTGTTCGTGCTCCTCGACGGGGCGAGCGAGGCGCTCGACCTGACGGCGGCAGAGGTCGGGCGCGCGCTGGAGTTTCGCGTCCAGCCCTTCGGGCGCGGCCGCGACGACGGGGCGGTGGTGTCGCAGACCCGAGCCCTCGGCCGGCGCTCGGTGCGGTCGCTCTCGCCGGTGCACCTCACCGCGCGCTTTGCCGCCGACGGGGCCGTGAGCCTCGCCTGGATCCGCCGCACGCGGATCGGCGGCGACAACTGGGACGCGAGCGAGGTGCCGCTCGGCGAGGAGGCGGAGCGTTACCGTGCGACGATCTCGGACGGCGCGGGAGCGGCCGTTGCGATCGACACCGGCGAGCCGCGGCTGACGCTGTCGGCGGCGGACCAGCTGGCCCGCTTCGGCGCCCTGCCGGCGCATCTCGAGGTCGCCGTCGCGCAGGTCAGCCCGGTGTGGGGTGCGGGAACGGCGCGCCGGGCGCAGTTCGCGCGGCCGGGGTGA